ATGGTAGTATTGCATGGCAAAATAAGATGGTCGGTGACTCCTCAAACAAAACGAGTGATGCTAATCCAGAGGGAGTCTTGAGATATGATTCAAGTGATGGTGGTCATCTTGTTTATCTCTCTAAGACAGACGAAAGCGTAGTTGGAACTGCAAACAATGTCTTAATTCTTTGGAGAGTTCCTGCTGATGGAAGTGGTCAGGGTACATATGGAAACTATACTTACTCTACATCTACGAACATCTCTATAAGTTCGCAAGGTGATACAGGTGGAAGCAATCCAAATGTCAGTTTCTCCTCTGCTGGTCCAACAGACTATGGAGATCCTGGTGTTGGTGTAACATCTGTTGACTTCAGTTCTTCAAGATCTAATTTTAGATCTTGACATTCTTAACTTTTACATTTATAATTTGACTGTGAAAAATATATCATGCACTTACAGAATCCTTATTGGCATTTTGATTACATCTTTAGTGAAGAAGAGTGTGATAAAATTATAGAGAAGGGAACTTCCATATTTAATCGACAGTCTGATGAGCAGAATGTAGGGAAAGTATATGCTGATAGTTTGAATAAACAAGTCAATAAGAGTGCCAGAGACTGTAATATTGCATGGCTAGATGATCGATGGATTTATGAAAAGATCCAAGAGATAGTCGAAGTTGCAAATCAGGGTGCTGGTTGGAACTGGGACGTATCTGTGTGTGAGAAACTTCAGTTCACAGAATACAAAGTCGGTGGGCACTACAGTTGGCACGCTGACGGAGGATCAGACCATCCAAGTGCATATCAAGGATCAAAACGCATCAGTGATTATGCTGGTAAAGTAAGAAAGATTAGCATCACTATAAACTTGTCGGATCTAGAAGATTATGACGGTGGAGAGTTGATGTTCTCCGACCCTACATATATTTCTGATACTTTCGGTGAACTAGGAGAAACTGAACCATACACCCCTAAAGAGTTTTGTGGTAAGGGATCTGCAATTGTTTTTCCGAGTTTCACAATGCACAAAGTCTCTCCAGTTACGAGAGGGACTAGATATAGTTTAGTGACCTGGGTCTTAGGAGAACCATGGAAGTAAATCAAAAGACTAAAATGAAAGCTGTTTTTTATTCCAAAGATGATTGTCAATGGTGCGAAAGAGTCAGAATGTTATTTGACACTCTTCACATTGACTACCTAGAATATAAGTATGAAAAAGATTTTACCAAGGCACAGTTCTACTCTGAATTTGGTGAGGGTGCTACATTCCCACAGGTTTCAATCAACAGTCAACACATTGGAGGATGCAAAGACACACTGCACTTTCTTCAGGAACAAAACCTGATATAATAGTATAAATAATTTTTAAGTTATGGAGGAACAGCTCACACTTTAAGTAAAGTGGTTGTTCCTTTGAGGAACGACCAATTAGGGAGTTCCAGGAGAACTAAAATGTTAGCAGTCAGTCTTGTATTTGGAACGCTAGTTGCGTTCATGGCATTCTTGGTTGGTGGAGTGGTTGGATGGACAACCAGAGAGTATCTATTGTATAATGCAGTAGAACAACCAACAATGCACCCAGAGATGTATGATGAAAATGGAAACATTATTCATGATTCATTGATTGCATTCAAATTCACTTATGATGAAGATCTTGAAGAAGAAGATTAATTATTTTGGAGTTTAATCATGGCTAAATTGCCCCCCAATCCTCTTGTAACTGAGGTATTTCAAAAGGTTTCAAACGCAAAAACAAAGAAGGAAAAGATTTCCATTCTCCAAGAGTATAGAAACCCTGCTCTTGTTCATCTGTTCGTTTGGAACTTTGATGATAACATTGAGTCTGCCCTCCCCCCTGGTGAGGTTCCTTACACTCCCAACGACAATAAGACTGGTGAGGGTGTAAGCAGACTCAACAGTCAGTATAGAATCCTCTACAACTTTGTGAAAGGGGGTAATGACTCTCTTAAAACCACTCGTAGAGAGTCTATGTTCATTCAACTTCTTGAGTCGCTTCATCCAGAGGAAGCCGAATGTCTTTGTTTAGTAAAGGATAAGCAACTTGGAAAACGATACAAAATCACCCACAACACTGTTAAAGAAGCCTACCCCGACATCATCTGGGGATCCCGTGGTTGATAACGACCTGTGGACTGCGGAGGAACTGCAAGATTGTAAAAGAATCTACGGTTGCACCGTGCTTCATCAGAACGCTAGCACCATGCAACTCAATGACAAGTCACTGCCTAATGATACATACTTGATCACATATATTATTGATGGAAAAACATACTATGATCTGACCAGAACTGGAAAGAAATCGAAACTCTTTGATATGTACTGGGACAAGTATGGTGAGGGATTGAAAAGTATTGGGTGGGGTCCTGGCACTGCCAACCCAAAGATGTGGGGAGACTCTCCGAAACCAAAATCGAAAAAGTAATCCAAAATATCGGGGAAAAAAATTCCCCAAATTTTTTACTCTGTAGGGTTCACTATGATACAAAATGTAGTGATTGCAACAGTGTTGACATAAATAGAAACGAGGACTATAATATCCTTGTCGTTCATCCAATGTTCAGCATTTTACTGGCATTTACCTTAACCCATCATAATGACAGTTCACCTTATGGGTGGCATATGAGTTGTGAAAGGTATCTACAACAACGAATTGAAATCCTTATGGATGACAATTTAGATACCAGATCCAAGTATAATCTTATCGGTTATCTTAGATCTAAGGTAAAAGGTAATTGTAATGAGATGCTGGTCTAGGACGCAAGTAAGTCGCGGAACGGAGCGTTCATCCCATGTTAGAATTACTTCTAAGCACAACGCTCACATGCCAAGAAGCCGATGAATTAATGACTCGGATTTCAAAGCATGATGATTTACCAGCATTGGTAAAGATAGAGTTGGTAGAGACGGTGAAGGAATCTTCACCAGATTGCTACTGGGACGCAAACGACTGAAGGAACGGGGAAAACGGATCCAGCGAAAGCTGAGAAGGTTAACTTTTCCATTCATTCAGGAGACTAACTCATGAACACCTTAACTCTTATCAAGAAGCAGATCAACAAAGCAGCTGCTCTTCACGATGCACAGATTTCTCACACCGCCTATCGTGGTGTGGTTTATGAAACCTGTGGTCACGAACCAAAGGAAACTCACGGTAGTTTTTGCTATCGTGGACGCACCTATAACAAGTGATGGAGTATTATCGATATCATTACGATGATATGGATAAAGATACCAGACCACCAGCATGTTACCACCTCAAATATAGAGGATGTTACTACTGGTCCTGTTATCGCATTCACATGAAAGACTGGCTTGAAAAAGTCTTAGTAACGAGAGGGAATTGACTTTCCCTCTTTTTTTGTTTATAATATGAGTAAACTAGACTGCCATGGACAGAGACAAGTTAAAATTAATTGTACGAAATCTGAAACTTTTGGTTGAATCTCTAGAATCAGAAGTTTATTCTGATGTTGACTCTTTCCGTGCTATTGCAGAAGAAAGAGTTGATATGTATGGTGGGTCTTCCACACTATCTTCAATTCACCACGATTACGACGAAATTTTTGACGACGATGACGGATACCCTGACTGATTGGAGATACTCTGATCAAAAAATGAAGGTCAGACAAGCATGTTTGAAGACGCTTCTGCAGAGATTTGGATCAGAGTTGACTTCAGATGGTACACCTAAATATTCTAATCAGAGCATATATGAGTGCGCCCATGATTGGGTGTCTCAGGGCAATATGATTACACACGGTATCATCAAGTATTACGAGGTCTACTATGCGTCTCAAGGACACAATCAGATTAACTAAAGAAGCACTTAAGCAACCATGGTTGTATAATGAAGGAGAACTGACTTTCATGCGTAAAGCAAGAAAGGCAGCGAAAAAGCAATTGAAATTGAAACAAATGAGGAAGAATGAAAGTAAAACTGATTCAAGCAACACCGAATCCTGAAGAGAATATGGCATATATTGCTAGAGTCTCAAACCCTAGCAATCA